CTCAATGTTCGTAGAAAACGTATCATTATTCTCACAATTTTTAGTTATGTTGTCTTTCAACAAACATAAAAATATGTTAAAAGGTATTAGTAATGCGGTTGAGGCAACATCAAAAGAGGAAAATATCCATGCTGAGTTTGGATTTGATTTGGTAAATCTAATCAAAGAAGAAAACCCATCATGGTGGACAGAAGAGTTAAAAGATGATTTGGTAAACGCAACAATGGAGGCGTATGAAGCGGAAAGTGAGATTGTAGATTGGATTTTTGAAAAGGGAGATTTAGATTTCTTAACAAAAGCTGAGACAATGGAGTTTATTAAAAATAGATTTAATATATCATTAAACTCTATTGGTATTGACAGTATTTTTGAAATCAGAGAACCTTTGTTAGAAACAACAGAATGGTTTGACGATGAAATTCTAACTACCAAACACACAGATTTCTTCAACAAAAGAAGTATTAACTACAGTAAGAAATCAAAATCAATTACGTCAAACGACTTATTTTAAAAAAAACAATAATAGAAAATTAATATGAAAGATAGAAAACCTTTTGATTGGATTAATGAAGAATCGGTAACGTTTCTACAAAGAGGGTATTTAAGTGAAGGTGAAGAACCTTTAGAAAGAATTAGAACAATTGCTGAACATGCAGAAAAGTTGTTAGGTATCGAGGGTTTTGCAGATAAATTCTACGACTACATGGGTAGAGGATGGTATTCTTTATCATCACCAGTGTGGGCAAACTTTGGAAAAAGAAGAGGTTTACCTGTAAGTTGTTTCGGGTCTAACATCGGAGATAACATCGAGTCAATCTTATATACACAGGCTGAGGTTGGTGAAATGAGTAAGATGGGTGGAGGTACCTCAGGTTACTTTGGTAACATTAGAGAAAGAGGTGCTGAAATTACTGATAATGGTCATGCACCAGGTTCGGTACACTTTATGAACTTATTCGAAAGTGTGGTAGATAATATCTCACAAGGTTCAACACGTAGAGGTCGTTTCTCACCGTATCTTCCTGTAGAACATCCTGATATTATGGAGTTCTTGGAGATTGGTACTGAGGGTTTCCCTATTCAAGATTTGACACACGCGGTTACTGTGACTGACAAATTTATGGAAGAAATGATTGCTGGTGATGATGAAAAAAGAGCGATTTGGGCTAAAGTTATCCAAAGACGTGGGGAGATTGGATATCCATACATTATGTTCCATGACACAATGAACAACAAGACTGTGGATGTTTATAAAGACAAAGAAGCAACAATATATAATTCAAATTTATGTTCTGAGATTGCACTTCACAACTCTGAAGAAGAGTCATTTGTTTGTGTATTGTCATCAATGAATGTTCTTCACTATGATGAGTGGAAAGACACAGATGCTGTTGAGATTATGACAATGTTCTTAGATGCGGTTGTTACTGAATTCTTGACTAAGATTGAGGACATCAGAGATAACGGAACTATCGAAGGTAAGAGAGGTTTCTTCTATTTGGAGAAAGCTTACAACTTCGCTAAGAGACAAAGAGCGTTGGGTCTTGGTGTATTAGGTTGGCACTCACTTCTACAGAAGAGAGGTCTACCATTCGACACTAGAGACACAGCAAGATTGAATGTTGAGGTATTCAAACTTATCAAAGAAAAGTCTTATAAGGCATCTGAAGAATTGGCTACAATGTTTGGTGAACCTGAATACTTAAAAGGTTACGGTAGACGAAATGTTACGTTGAATGCAATAGCACCAACAACATCTTCAGCGTTTATCTTAGGTCAGGTATCACAATCAATTGAACCTATTTGGTCTAACTGTTATGTGAAGGACGTGGCTAAGATGAAGGTAACCATTAAGAATCCTGTTCTTAAAGAGTTATTGGATGAGTTAGGTCAAGACACTAAGGCAGTTTGGAACAGTATCAAACAAAATGATGGTTCAGTACAACATTTAGACTTTTTGACTGATGAACAGAAAGAGGTATTTAGAACTTTTGCAGAAATCAATCAGTCGTCAATCATCAACCAAGCTGCGGTTCGTCAAGACTACATTGACCAATCACAGTCGTTGAACTTAATGGTTTCACCTGACATGCCGACAAGAGATGTTAACAAACTTCTTATCGAAGCTTGGCAGTTGGGTGTTAAGACATTGTACTACCAACACTCAATGAATTCGGCTCAAGCTTTCGCAAGAAAGAAGTTGGGATTGAATGACCTTCACTGTGTTGCATGTGAAGGATAATAGATAAAATATCAGAAGAAATGAAAACTCAAAATATCTTCTGAGGTTAAGGAAGGGAAAAAAGGTCGGACGTTGTCTGACCTTTTTTATTATGGGTTTAGATAAAATAACCTGTGATTATATTTATGGAATATGGCTGACGGTAAAACATATGGTGTATTTTTCCCATTTAGGGATAGTGAACGTGGAGACTACGTAACCTTAACTCAAACTTCTGAGGATGAGATTAGGGCGGATTTGTTACACTTAATATTAACTCGTAAAGGTAGTAGGTATTATTTACCTGATTTTGGCACACGAATTTATGAGTTTATTTTTGAACCATTAGATGGTCCAACATTTGATTCTATTAAAGCGGATATCAGACAAGCGGTTGAAAAATACATACCAAACTTACAAATAAACAATATCACTGTTGAGCCATATTTAGACTCTGAACCATTACCTGGTGAAATTAACTATGAAGAGTTGGGTAACCAAATCTTTAAGATACCAGGACGAGGGACTGAAGAGTACACTGCGAAATTGAGAATAGATTATTCTATAGTTAATGGAACATTTTCATCTAAAGATTTCGTAATAATTAATATTTAATAGTATATGGCTAATCGTAGAATATCATACACAGAAAGAGATTTCGCAGGGTTAAGACAGGACCTGGTAAACTATACTCAACAGTACTATCCTGAACTGATTGCTAATTTTAATGATGCATCAATTTATTCTGTGTTTATGGATTTAAATGCTGCGATTGGTGATAACTTACATTATCACATGGACCGTAGTATTCAAGAAACGGTCTTACAATATGCACAACAAAAATCTTCAATATATAATATAGCCAGAACCTATGGGTTAAAGATACCTGGTAACAGACCATCAATAGCTTTGGTTGACGTTTCAATTACGGTACCAGCATTGGGTGACCAAGAGGACGAAAGATATTTGGGCATAATGAGAGCGGGTTCACAATTCATTGGTGCAGGTCAGGTATTTGAAAATCCAAACGACATCGACTTTAGTTCTCAATACAATAGTGATGGTTATCCAAACAGAACTAAGATTCCTAACTTTGATTCTAACAACAGACTTATTAATTATACTATTACCAAAAGAGAGGTTGTTGTTAATGGTTTAACAAAAACATTTAAAAAGGTTATCAGTAATAGTGATGTAAGACCATTCTTTGAATTTTTCTTACCTGAGAAAAATGTTATTAGTATTAATGCTATTATTCAAAAAGATGGTACTAGTTATCAATCACCACCACTTTACGGTGAATTTATCAATTCACCTGATAAATGGTACGAGGTGGATGCATTGGCTGAGAGTAGAATATTTGTTGAGGACCCTACAAAGCCTTCGGACCAACCAGGTATTAAAGTTGGTAAGTACATTGAAACTGAAAACAGGTTTGTATCTGAATTTACACCTGAGGGGTATTGTAAGATTACTTTTGGTGGTGGTACAACAACACCTGAGGAACAACTACAAGAGTTCAGTAGAACAGGGGTACCATTAAGAATTCAAGATTATCAAAATAATATTGGTTTAGGTGTCACTGTAAAACCAAATACTACGTTGTTTGTACAATATAGAATTGGTGGAGGTAAGTCATCTAATGTTGGTGTAAATGTTATCACTCAATTTGGTACAACGAGATTTGACGTTAAGGGACCATCAGACACTATCAATCAAAATGTTATTAATAGTTTAAGATGTACAAATGTTACAGCTGCTATTGGTGGTGGAGACCTACCAACAACTGAGGAGGTACGTAACATGGTTTCCTTTAACTTTGCTGCACAAAAGAGAGCGGTAACCATCAATGATTATAATTCGTTGGTTAGAACAATGCCGAGTAGATTTGGTGCACCTGCGAAAGCCGCAATTACTGAAGAAGATAATAAAATTAAAATTGAACTATTATCGTATGACCCACAGGGTAAATTAACAGATTCAGTTTCAAATACATTAAAACAAAATATTGCCAATTATTTATCACACTATAGAATGATAAATGATTATATTCAGGTGACCACAGCAAATGTTATTGATTTAACGTTTGATATTTCTGTGGTTATTGATTCAACACAAAATCAGGGAGAGGTTATCACAAATGTTATTGATGGGGTAAACGATTACTTTACACCACAAAAACAACAGTTGGGTACAAATGTAAACATTTCTGATATTAGAAGAATAATTCAAAATATGCCAGGTGTGATTTCATTGGCAGATTTAAAAGTCTTTAATAATGTGGGGGGTAGGTATTCAAATTCACAAACTTCACAAAGATATGTTAATAGTGAAACCAAAGAAATACAGTTAATTGATGACACCATTTATGCTGAACCTAATCAGGTATATCAGATAAGATTTATTGAAAGTGATGTCGTTGTTAGGGTGAAGACTTTGTCAAATACTGATTTCTCATAAATTACTACCATATACTTTTCTTAAAATCAAATTAAAATTAAGATGAATAACTATTTATCTTAAAAACTTATTATGCCAAAATCAATCAGAATTAAAACTGAACCTGGTGTTGATAAAAATATCAATATAAAGATTGACCAAGAGTTTGATTTCTTAGAGATATTGTCTTTAAAGTTAAGACAAGAAGATTTATACACACAATTCTGTGCTGACTACGGTGTGGTTGTTGGTCGTGTAATTGCCAATGGGGGTGTGGGTATACCAAATGCTCACATATCTATTTTTGTTCCTATTGACCAAATTGATGAGAACGACCCTGTTATCTCAACAATATATCCATTTAAATCTCCTGAAAGTAAAAACGAAGATGGGTTTAGGTATAACCTATTACCTTATGAAAATGAATATTATGGTCATACCGCAACAGGTACGTTTCCAACGGATGAGGATGTCTTAACACGAAAAGAAGTTCTTCATGTATATGAAAAGTATTATAAGTATTCAGTAAGAACAAATGAATCTGGTGACTTTATGATTGTTGGTGTACCATTGGGTGCACAGAAATTGGTAATGGATTTGGACTTATCTAACATGGGTGAGTTCTCACTTAGACCTTCAGACCTTATTAGAATGGGTATGGGTGTACCTACTCAGTTTGATGGTCAACTATTTAAAGCATCTGAAAATATTGATTCCTTACCTCAGATTTTACACGATGTTAAAGACATTGATGTGTCATCATTTTGGGGTGCTGATGATGTGTGTGACGTGGGCATCACAAGAGCCGATTTTGATTTAAGAGAGAGAGGTATTGAAATATCACCTCACTCGGTGTTTATGGGTTCAATTATATCATCAAGTGAAGAAGATTTTTTAAAGGCGAGTTGTAAACCTAAAAAAGACACTGGTAATCTGTGTGATTTAACCTCAGGTCCTGGTCAGGTCTTAGCAATTAGACAGACTATTGATGTTGATGAGAATGGTGACCCTGTATTGGAAGAATATAAATTAGAAGAGGGTGGTAACGTTATTGATGATAATGGAGCTTGGTTAGTAGATTTACCGATGAACCTTAATTACGTAACAACAAACGAGTTTGGTGAAAGAGTAACATCTAATGACCCAAAAGTAGGTATACCAACTAAAGCCAAATACAGATTTAAAGTTAAATGGCAGAATGAAGGTGGGTTAGATAATCATATTTTAAGAGCTAATTACCTAATTCCAAATATTAAAGAACACTGGGATATAAACCCTAGTAGTAATTATGTTAATCAACCTGAAGGTAAGTTTAATAAATCATATGCGTTTTCTTTAGATTGGAACGATTATGAAGACAAAGATGCGGCCATAAAATGTGAGGATACATTCTATCAGTTTACCTTTAATAAGGTATATACAACCGCGGCTCATTTAGACCGTTTTAAATGGGGATTTAATAGACAAAAACATTTAGGTATAAAAAATATAACAGACAGAGATTGTATTACAGAGAATAATAAATTTCCAACAAATGAAGCACAAAGAAATTTCGACTTTTTATATTCTTTAATGTCTTTTATTTTGTTAATATTCACACCTGTCATATTATTACTAATTATTGTTGCTCATTTCTTATCTTTTATTGCGGAAATAATTTTATTCCTTATAAACGCTCTTAGACCGATAATAAATTTAGTTTATAGAGTTTTATGTCCTGCGATTAAATTTTTAGCACCAAAAAGGATGAGAGGAAAAGATTGTTCAGAACCTTTATTACCTGAGAAAATTAAAAATCCAATAACCAACCTACCATTACCAATGTTAACATATCCTGATTGTGAGTCGTGTCCTTGTAAGACAACTCCAAATGGTGATAGTGCAGTCGGTACCGAAGAGGACCCAAAACCTATTGAACAACCTCAAGTCTTGGCAAGTGATTTAGCGGCAATTAATAGTTCCGTTTTATATGATGAAATTGAATGTGGTAATAATGATGTTGAAGATGAATTTTTAACTCAGGTATATTCTGGTTATGATGAAGGAATACCTGATGGGTTAGATAATGGGTCAGATGCTTTATGGTTTAAAACACCTCTCTACTATGAAACTGATGAAATGAGTAATGTTAGCTCTGATAAATGGAAGGCAACAAACACAATTTCAATGGGTCAATCTTTAAACTTATTAAATCAAAGGTCACGTTATTTCTTTAGCAGCAAACCAAATAGAATAACGACAAAAATAACTAATAATAATTTTAGTACTTTAAGTTATGCTAATGGTCGAAATACTTTTACGGATATGCCGTTAATTATGGTTTGTAGAGAGGGTATAAGTTATAATCCAGGTCAACTTATAACCTTTAACAATACAGAATTAATAAATGACCCTAACATTAGTGGTCAAACACAAAATCAATACGATACTGATTCCATAACAGGTTCTGTAGAAAATAATTCATCGGCATACATACCAAAAACTGTTAGGTATATTGATGAATACGGGGCCACTACAACTAGTGTACTTGATTTAGTTAATGAAGATGTAACAGGTAGGACTTATAACTTTAAAACAGGGTTAGAATATTTTCAAGTAGTTACTGCAACTACTTTAGGAAATATTGAAAATATTGTTGGTGCTAATTCAATTATTAAGGATTATATCTTTGATAAAAATAGTGCTTATATATGTAATAGAGGAAATACAATTACTGAAGAAACTATCAAACAATTTGATGGTTATAAAAATCTTATATTTGTTATTTTAACAAGAGGTGTGGACCCTTACACTCCAAAACAAAAAATAGAATATGATTTAACTAAGCTTTTAGGTTCTAATATAAAAATACAAGGTCAATATTACTTAAATCATCCAATACAACCAAACGGTAATGGTTCGTGGAAAGTAGATGAAAAAACTCCACAACCACACCATCTAAGGTCAGGTTCTAATTGGTCTTCAACAACAAATAATAATGATAAATTATTTAATCAATCCTTTTTATTTAGTGTAAAACCTTCTGAATTCAATTCATTTGATTCAAAAGCAA